TCGGCCACCCGACCCTTCTAGAAGGGTCGGCCATCCACGAGTTTAATGCGTGACGCTCGTGGGCGCCCAGAACGCGCTAGGTGCGTTGGCTCGACCTCGGAAAATTCTCCGTAGTCGAGCGTAATGCACTTTCGCAGGGCTTGCCATCCGTCGAGTCCGTTCTTAGGACTTTTGGCGGCTTCCACATACCCCTTTACGAAAGGAGCGTGCAGTTTCCCATCGATCCCTTGAACCTCATAGAGGTTGTTGGGAGCGAATCGGCCCAAGATAGACGAGGTTGGTGCGACGTACGGAAAGTTGCCCTCAAGGGCGCGTTCCAACACGTCATCCAACGTCCCGACCAGGTCCGTGTAACCAGCTTGGAATAGCTGATTCCGCGTACTCACGGTCGAGACGATCTCGTCCACGTCCTGCAGTGACTGGGGAAGCATCCTTCGGAACTTGACGATTGATACGTCTTGTCCCAGGAAATACTCCTTCCCACAAGATTCTCTGAACCCTCCGGTCCAGAAACTCTTGGCGGAATTCACCTTGAAGCCGTAAAACTCCAAGGCGCGCATCACTGTTACAGCGTGTGTCGTAGGGACAATGATATCATCCCCATAGACTCGCACACGGTCGCGGTACGACTTAATCATCGACCACGACCCCGGCTTGCCGTCGAACTCACTCATTGCGGTTAGAACGATCGTCGCGAAGACGATCGCTTCCACAGGAAAAGTGAGCGCGGAACCCATCGACGCGTACTTCTGCAGGGCTATTACGCCCTGCTCTGGTACGTCGGCTCGCAAGGAGCGTGTGACCTGGAAAGCCTCATTCACATGAGGCCAATTCTCCAGGAGCTCCTCCACAAGCCAGTTGGGCACACGATCCGAAGCTTCACTCAAGTCGAGTGTTGCCAAGGACCCATCTTCAGACCCGATCTGAGCCATGACCTGATTCGGCCATTGCTCAGAGAAACCAACGAACCCGTAAGCGTGGTTCTCACGCTTGTTAGGACGGATTTCTTCGAGTTCACACAGATGAGTAGTCATACGGCCGAGCATCTGCTGCAACCACTGCATGCAGGTTGGCTCTTCCGCAATCACACGTGGTGTGCTTGCTGTCTTCGGAACGAGGGTGACCTTTGTAGGCCTCTCGTCCTCGGGCGACCGCCAGTGCACATCATCCAGCGCGTAGGCATGACGCCAGTTCGGTAAGACATACTCCCCGAAGGGGAATAGTCCTTCCAGTCGATCCGTCCATTCTACCTGACGGAACTTCTGGTTACCGTGCTTGCGATCTGCTGTTGCGCCTGGACCATGCTGGGGAACAAGTTCGTGATCAAAAATGAACTTGTCCAGACGTGTGAACACGTCACCAAACACGGTCAAGAAGGTCTTCTTTAGAGGGAGAATATCCCTATTGAAGAAGTCGGGGCGCGAAGTTAAACGCTCCAGGTCCTTCCCGATCTGCCGGTCAGTTTCCACGTACTGCTTCAGTGCCGCAGATTTACGTGCGGGCGAGCATTCCTGCTCGACTTTGCCAAACATCAGCGTTAGCTGACGAATGGCCCGGACGGCTTCGACCTGTTGGTCGAAGTAGCCACCCGGCACTTCTGCAGTGTGATGGATCAGCAATCCGGTTCCCGGATCAAACACCAAGCGCAAGAACCCACCCAAGAATCTGGGTAGGGGGCGCGACTCCAACTCGTCCGCGAAACATCCACGGACTTCATCCCACTCTCGTGGGAAACTCTCGCTGGCGGTATAGGCCTCAAGGGCCGCGCCAACGTTTGAGTGTGGGGGGAGGCTTCGTACAAGGTCAGTCACCTTAGGAGACACGAAGATCGACGTGAAGTCGACCAAGCGCTCCTTAGACCAACCGACGAAGAGTCCATCGACAACAGCCGAGTGCGCCAAGGCGCGCTCGAAGTCCTTGCCGAACTTCGGCAAGGTGATGTCGAAAAAGGCATCTCCCTCGTGCTTCATCCTAGCAACGACGGTATTAATGTCGTTGTTGGTGCCAACTGCGCATCTGGCACTCAGTTCAATGAGTGCCTGCTGCCAGAGCTCGAAACGGTTCTTCATCCTACTCCTCCTTTTCAATCGAGGTAGTGGATCCGCAGAGTTTCTGCAGAGCCTGTCTCCGGTATGCTTCCTGCGGCGCGAGGATTACTCCTGCGCTAAAGGTCGCTGTCCGGAGGAGAAACATGAGGACGGGATTCATATCCCCGTCCTCACCGGTCCTAGGACTCACCTCCGACAATCTTATCCAGATTGCCGGCGATGGCCAGGTAGTCCACGAGTGCCTTGAGGTTGTTCTTAACCTCAGTGTTGTCGAAGCCCACCTTAGGGTGGTCGACGACGACGTAGGCGCTCATGGTGTACTGACGGCTGACCCCATCAAGCAGGGGGTCGGCGGCCGTCTTGGCGAAGTCCAAACGAACGTTCCGTCGGCTGCGCGACTTGAGGTCGTGCGAGATCGTGAGACCAATGTCACCGATTGAGGTGGCGAAGGTACCCTTGCGATCACCGAAGGAAACACGCGGTAGCGACTTAGCTACCGCGTTAACGGTCACGGACTGAGGCTCTGCGAACATATCGCGGAAGCTCCTAACTTCGTCTCACGACGATGTTGGTGAGGTGATCCCCCATGCAGGATTGCATGAGGAACTGGTGTCACACTCGGCTAAGGCCAAGTGCCGCTACAATGGCCTTCTGGCGCCCCGTAAGGGGAACGCCGGTCGGACCAAAGCCAAACGGGTTAGCTGGCATCCGCGTTATCACCTTACAGGTGTGTTGCGCGGAACCGCTGTAACTACTCCAAGCGTTCCGATCCCCCTTGCGGCGGATCGGATAGCTCCAGGTCCACTGGCCTACGTCCTCTGTAACGGAAGTAAGATATCCGTACTTCATGACGAGGCCATCCTGGGCGAACGAAGTGATGTTCTTTAGAACATCACCCATGTTCCCGTAGTAGTCAGCAAGCCAGCTATTCGGGACTGCGTTCCACGCCGTATCCACGCCGGGCCGGAAACCATACAAATGGTCCAGCTCGGCAATCTTTCGCCGCCACGTCCCCTTAGGGGGAAGATGGTACGTGAAGGCCCCAGAAAATCTCTGGGATTGGGTACGGGTGTACTGCAGGCGCCAGGTGCCTAAGCCAACCTCGTAAACCGTCGGTTGTCCGCCTCCCAAAAAGACAGGGAAGTCGGACCCAGTATACGGACCACGAGGGGCGAGTTCCTGAACAGGGAACTCATAATTACGGCGAATCACCTGCCCTGAACCCTTCTCGAGTGCAGAAAGGATCTTCTCACTGTGCTCCGCAGTATGCCGGAACTCCAGGATATCTGAAGCGGTAGGGATATACCCGAACTGAATGTTCAGGAACTCCCCTGCCGTGTTGACTTCCTTCAAGTCATCTCTTGTGGAGATGTACTTTCCGGTCTTGCTGTTCGTAAGCGGAGGACGTAAGAACTCCTTCGCCGAGTACAGCTCAGCCAACGCTGACGCACCGTCCCAGACGGGGTTTGTTGGCGCGACGCGTGAGATGGCAGTTGCACCTTTAGCCAGCATCGAGCTTTCGCTCTCTGCCGGGGGTGCTGTTCCGGCCAACAAGGCCGGAGTGCCGTACGCGCCGCCCCTCGATTCAGTTTCAAAAATCGAGGGAACGAGCACGCCGCCGGATTTCCATCCGGCGTCACTCGGGGTAAGGTCACCCTGCAGATGAACTTTTGCAGGAGTGACGCCCCACTTCAGCTTAGTGCTGAAGAAGGGGCCCCCGATGTCGCTTGAACTACCGCCAAGTCGACGGTAGTCCGGTGCGTGCGAAACAGACACGATGCTCTGCGATTCACTGCAGTACATCTTGGACATCTTGCGGTCTCCGTTGTTCCCAGCATAATAGCTGGAGAATTCCCGGAGAACCTCGCGATATTTACCCAATGTCCGTTCCTCCTATCAGACGCAGTGTCGTTGATCAGACACTTTGTCCGACCCGTCACAACGGCCCAAGTGCGCTTCACGCGCACCCAGGCTCGTTGTCCAAGAGACAGTCACACAGTAACCCTAATAGGTTACAAACTCTGAGTTCCGTTACCCTTGTAAGGGGCGGAAAGCAACACAGAGCGCACGACCGGTGGGTGTAGCTTAACCCACAGGGGCCCCGAAAGGGG